CTAAAGCGTCATCATTTGCTTTTACTGGCTCTTCAATTACATTATCGTTTTTATCCTTTTTCCATTTGTAAGACATAAATTCCCTTTTTAGATTTTGACTATGAAAGTGAATGTTTATAGGATAAGATTTCATTTTTACGATTCCTGCCCATACATCTTTTTGTGCAGGTTTAATATTAAATCCTTGTCGGTAAAGTTCCTCTATTGATTTAGGTTCGGCTGCATCTGCATAGATTGTTGCTCGTTCAGGTACTTTTTCTTTTATTAATCTTGTAAGGTCGGATAATGTAAGCCCACTTTGATAAATGATTTCCTCAAAGTAGTTTTCCCCTTCGTGATGGGTAACCTTTATTAATGCAGCTGGATGCACATAACCAAAGTCAAGCCCATAGAATACATCTCCATCAGGTGCGGTGTCGTATTGCTTCCATTGGGTGTAAATAAGTTCTTTTGCTGCACCTCTTTGACCTAATCCGTAAACCTTCCACATAAAGTCATCAGGTAGCTTTTGATATTGCTCAATGTTTTTTATTTGTGATTCGGATAGGTTAGGCAGGTTATTTAGGTAGGTAGAATGAATGCGTTTGTTTTCAGGATTGTCGGCTATTTCATAAACCCAATTGACAAAGTCAGCAGGATTCCAATCAAGGAACACCTTGCCTGTGGTTCGCATTAGTAATTGGTCGTATAAGGTTCTTTTGATTAAGTTGGCTTCGTTGATGAATAGAACATCCCTTGCTGGTCCTCTTGCCTTACTTTCATCTTCTAATCCAAATAGTTCAATGTAAGACCCATTTGGGTAAGTGTATATAAAATCGGAAAAGCTAAAGTAATTGTCTTGCCATAAACCCCAATTCTCCATTATAGATTTAAAGTCTCGGTAAACTCCACGCTTAATATGTGGAAGGGAATGCGATACTATTGAAATCCTAGTCTTTGGATTGTTATAGGCTATCTCAATCAGTAACTGAACAATGGAATAAGACTTTGAACTCCTTGTGCCACCTTCATTGCAAATGACAGGATAATTGCCTTCGTATGCTCTTTTATTGGCAAAGAATACAGGTGTTGCATTAATCTTCAATTGGTTTGCATCGGTCATCTTCTTGTATTACTATTTGAACGCTACCTTGAATGTTTGCGTTGATGTCGGTTGTTTGTTTTGCTCTGCCTTCTAATCGGTCAAGTATCTCCTGATAAGCCCTTAAATCCCCTTTGAATGCCTTTTGTAATACCATCATATCCAATTGCTCTGCAACTGTGAACTCCTCTTTTTCCCCTGTAATTGGGTTGGTCTTTACTTGTACTAATTCTAGTAAACGCAAAAGCCTTGTTTTACTATTTGGTATTCCTTTAGGTCTGCCATTAGGATTTCTTATCTCACCTTTTTGTGCTGGTATTAAATTTTGTTCATTTGCCATTTTCTCTAATCTCTTTCTTAATTATTACAAAGTTACACCACAATTTGGACAAGTCGTACCTCCGATGGCATTGTCCTTTGGTTGTTCTATATCATTTGCGAATGCTGGTATATCTAATCCCCAATTATCAAGGTCTTGTATATTCCATTCGTTTGCCAATAAATCAAAATCCCAATCGCCTGTACTTACATTATCACGAACAATAAATTGTTTCTTTTGTTCTTCGGTTAAGTTATTAGCGTGAATAACAGGTACATCGGTTAACCCAGCTTCTATACAAGCACGATATCTTTGATTGCCACCCAAAATGACATTTTTTTCATCAATAACTATTGGGCGAAGATTAAGCATTTCAGGGAACTCCTGAATTGACTTAACCAATAATTTGAATTTAGCATCACGACAACTTCTAGGATTGTTTGGGTTTGGTTTGATTTCGTTGATTAACATTATCGGTTTTTTGTTGGTGTTCTAATGGATGGTGTTTGTAGCACTTCTTTTTTATTTAAGTCTTTAAATCCTAACGACTTCGCACATTGGCAACATTTTACTTCGTGTTTTGGCAATTGTGATTCCCATACATAATCGGTGGTAATTCCACATTTGCACTTGTATTCTCTTTTACAAAATGTATTTTTCATTATCCTTGTCGGTTATATGGTTTTGTTGGTTTGTCTTTCGGTCCGTTACTTTTTTTGTACTTACCTTTTTTTCTTGTGCCAAAGTTTACCTTCCCAGCTGCGTTAAGTTTCGCCATTATTTATACTTTTCTATTAGTTCGTTTAATTCAGTTCTTGACCATTTCTTTATTAGCCTGTGTTGGCTTTCAAGGTGTAATACCATTCGTTCGCCTATCTTATCAATTAGGTTTCTGCGATAACCTATCAGGTGGAATTGGTCAAATCCATTGCAGGATTTACATTCTCCGTTTACATTGTATTCATCAAACCTTAATGCTGAACTTCCCTTAACAGGAACGTAGTGTCCAGCATCCATACTTTCATAATCTCTAACTTGACCGCAACTAATACAAGTAAAATATCCATCTTGACTATCTCTAGTCCTTATGTAGCGGTTAAATATTTGTTGAGCCTTTGCGGTTAATCTTGGGATTGATTGTAAAGCCATAATGCAAAATTAGGGTTTTATAGTACGAAAAACAACTATTCGGTCTTTATGGGTAAATCGTTTCTTGTTGACAGGGTTTAAGGATTGTTTGATTTGGTATTCATTTACACCTGTTATTCTTTTAGCGTAGGATATGGATTTAAATATTATTTCTTGTTTTGTGTCTAAATATATCATTCTCACTTGTTGCGAGTTCTCTGCTCCATTCATTTGCTATGTCGTTTAGTAATTTTGTTAATGGTATTAAAAATCCTTTAGAAGTGTTGCTATCCCCTCCATTTTTAAGGAATAAGTTTTCTTTGTAATAAACCCTACAAACTTGTTTTAGTGCTTTTGTTGGAAATATAAAAGATATGTCAAGTTCATCTATTCTATAAATCCAATACTCTGCGGTGGTGGTTGCTAATCCGCTGGGCTTACCTCTTGATTCGTATTCAAAGAATAAGTTTCCTGTTTTATGAATTAACCTATCGTTTTTTACTTCAATATGTTTACCATCGGAAAACATATAATTTATTAAATCTTCGGCTTTTTCGCCAAAGTTTAAATCGTGTGTAAAGCTGGATGAATATTTCATTTTAATAATCTTTTAATTTCGTAGTATAAATCAAATGTTACCAATATGGTAATGGCAAGTATAAAGCCTATAAATATCCTTGTAAACTCAATTGTCAGTTTAAACAGTTCTTTCATAGTTGGTTATTAAAGTGCATCATTAAAGAATATTTTTTACATTGTATATTTTATACATAAATTAAAGATGTTTTATTTGGTGTATAACCAATTAAATAACGACAAAGAGTTGATTTTGTAATACCAAATATAATTGCAGCTTCAGTAAGAGAATCATAAAATATACCTGTTTGAGTATCTAATACAACTTTTGAATTAGCTAATTTTATTGCTTTTTTATTTTTATCAGAAATATTTGATAATCCTATTTTATATGCGTGTTTTACATTTTCACTACAAGTACACCATTCCAAATTAGAAACTCTATTATTTAATTTGTTTCCATCAATGTGGTTTACTTGTGGTTTATTTCCAATATTTGGTATAAATGCTTTTGCTATTAACCTGTGAATAACAATATTTTTAGATTTAATTCTATTATGTAATGTAACTTGTTGATATCCCCAAGTATTAAAACTTGGTTTTAAAATTTTATTTGTTTTTACATTTATAACTTCACCTTCTTTAGTTACAAAATAATTTGGGTAATTTTCTATTATCATAATTCGTGGTTTAAATATAAACTTAATGCGTATTTTTTACATAATTGTTTTAAAATTTCATCACTAATAAGTAAATCATTTGGCTTTTTAGCTTTAGCTAACATAACTGCCCTTACTTTGGCTTTAATCATTTCTCCTTGTTCATTTGATATTTTAATTTGTTTACGCTTCCATAAGTAATCAAATACTTGATGGTTTAAAAACCGCCAATTCTTTTGTTCCGATTTGTTCCAATAATCTTGCTCATCCTTGATGGCTTGTAATTCATCTATTTTCATTGGTGTTTCTTTTATTTCGTTTATTTGTGTTTTTTGCCTTACTTGTACTGCAATCTTTTTGTATTCAGCCATTACATCGCCAAAGAATTTAGGGCTAAATGAACCATAGTTCCTATCTACATCTAAACGACCTAAAACATAAAGTTCAAATGCTGCACCTAATTCCTTTAGTTTAAATATTCCATAGTTCTTTAGTACAAAATCAACTAGGAACTGAAATTCAGGGCTTGTAGGTGGAACTGCACCGCTTAATTGAATACAGGTTTTTAGGTGTTCAGCTACTTCAATGCTGGAACATTTTGATATGTGCATTGTTTGTAAGGCATCATAAATTTTAATCTCGCTTTGGTTCAATGTATTTAAGACTGGCAAGTTGTGTGAAGTTACGCTCACTGACATTTGGTTTGTAACTTGTGGTAGAACTTCGGATAATGATTTCATCGTTAAAAGATTTATTGTTTAAATATGTGGTTGGATTTAATCTATATTGTTTTACAGGGGTTGAATTAACATACTCTTGTA